TCGACACCCGCGACTGAAACCGAACAGACCAAACCGGTAGGCCAGGAGCAGGCCGACGCTAAACCTCAGACCGAAGAGCAGGCCGTCGATGACGGAGAGCCGCGCGAAGAGGGTAGGCGTAAGCGAGGGTTGAGCGATAGGGCGATTGAAGAGCGCAATCGTGCGCGCGATCTTCAACGTCAGAACGACCGGCTTCTGAGTCTTGTGGAGCAGACGCTTGTAAAGGGCCAGCCACCAAAGATTGAGCAGCCAGCCGGTCCGCCTAACAGACACGACTTTGAAACCTCAGAGGACTATTTGTCAGCGCTTGCTGACTACAAGGTCGCTGAGGCGATTAAAGCCGTCGAAGCCAAAGCGGAGCAAAAGCGCCAGCTTGCAGCAATCGAACAACTCGAATCTTCTTGGGAAGCCCGCCTAGCGGAGGAAACCGAGAAGGACGAAGAGTTCGGGAGCTACATCCAACAGGTGGGCACCAAGATTCATACCCTTGCTGGCGTTGCCATCAAGGAGATGGAAAACGGTGTAGAGGTCGTCAGGTATCTAGGCGATCGCCCGTCTGAACTACGGCGCATATCGCAACTGTCCCCCGCAGCTCAGGTGCGCGAGATCGGAAAGATCGAAGCGCGGCTTGAAACGACTGCGCAAACCAAAGCCAGAACTTCTAAAGCACCGCCGCCTATTGAGCCAGTGACAACTTCTTCGGGCAAGGGATCAGGCCCGGAAGCAATGTCTCAGGCCGAGTACGAGGCGATGCGCAAGAAGCAAGGCGCGTGGTGGGCGCGTTAATCCTGCGGGGAATCTAAATGGCTGCAAATACCCTTGCTACCTCGACGCTTGTTGCGCGCGAGTGCTTGGCTGTTCTGAAAAACATGCTCGTCTTCTCTAAAGGCGTGAATCGCAATTATGAGGACGAGTTCAAAGGCAACGTGAGCCGTGGTTATGAGCCTGGCGCAACGATCAATATTAAGCGTCCGCCGCGCTATACGTACCGCGCTGGCCGTGTCGCTGTGCCGCAAAGCACGGTCTTTACGACCACGCCGCTGAAGCTTGAGCAAGGTGGCTGCGATCTGAACTTCACGCTTTTAGAGCGCACGGTCAGCATGTCTGACCCGACGCTGCGAAAGTGCATTCAGGCAGCCGCCTCCACGGTCGCCAATGAAATCGATCGCCAAGGTTTTGACCTTGTTCGCCGCACCGCGCCGAACGTGGTCAACGTTGACGCGGCCTTTGCGCAGCCAACAACCCAAGCACAAGCCCTTGCGTTGCCGACGAATGCAGGTCGAATTCTGGACGATGCATCCGCGCCGCGTGACGGTCGCCGGAACCTTGTTCTGTCCACCGGATTGAATGCCGGCATGGTGCAAGGTCTTGCGGGCCTGTTTAACAACGCCGCGACGATTGGCAAGCAGTACGGTGTTGGCCTAGTAGTTGACTCGCTTGGATTCAATATCGGCATGTCGCAAAACACCGCCCGTCATACCAACGGCGCGGCCACTGCGACCAACATCAACGGTGCAAACCAAACCGGCTCTGCGATTACTGTCGTGGCGGTTGCTGGTGGCACGCTGACCACTGGCACGATCATTACCCTTCCGGGTGTGTTCGATGTCAACCCGCAGACCCGCGTGTCTACGGGTCGTCTCAAGCAATTCGTGGTGACGGCGGATGCGCTTGTCGGCGCGGTGACGATCAACATTTCGCCCGCGATTGTGCCGAGTGGACAGTTCCAGAACTGCACCGCTTCTCCGACGACCGGCCAGCCTTACGTCATTGTCGGTAACGCAAACGCCTCGTGTGATGTTTCCGTGGCCTACCACGAAGATGCTTACACGCTGGCGATGGTTCCGATGTTTGCGCCGAGCGGTCAAAACGCGAAAGTGACCCAAGTTTCAGACGATGGGTTCACGTTGAAGCTGACCGAATACTACGATCCGGTCAACGACATCAGCAATATGCGTATGGACGTGCTCTATGGGTGGGCTGCGACCTATCCAGAACTGGCAGTCCGTATCGCCACGACCGGCTAACCCTGAAAGGAACAGAAAATGGCTGTCACTTTTACCCGTGCCTATCAGGGCTTCCAAGCTGGTCAAGTTGCTGACCTTCCTTCGGAGCTTGAGACCGCGCTTGTCGCGCAAGGCTTTGCAACGTCGGGCGGCACGCTAACTTCGGGCGCAATTTCAACGACTCTAGCCCCTGCCGGGTCGAACCTGTACGCCTCTGGATTTGCTGCGGTCGCTGCCGGCGCTTCGTCGGTCGCGGTCACGATCCCCGGCGTAACGACTCAGCACAAAGCGTGGGCGGTGGTTGCGCAGGCTACGGCTGATGGCACGCTGACGCAGGTTCTGCGCGTCAACTGCACGGCAAATACCGTGACCATCACCGGCAATGCCAATGCTACAGCGCTGACTCGTGTGGCCTTCTTCGTGGCTGTGTAAGTTGCATTGAGGTAGTAACTAAGGGGGCCTCGTGCCCCCTTTTTTTCTAGGGCACACCATGCCGCGCACAGTTCGGGACATTCTCACGCGCGCAATGCGTACCGCAACCATCCTCGGCGCTGCCGATCCGATGGACGGGAACGATGCGTCAGACGCGCTCATCACGCTCAATCAAATGCTGGACTCGTGGCAGGCTGAAAGGCTTTTTGCCTACAGCATTGCCGAGAGAACCCACACCCTTACCGCTGGTGTCGGCTCTTACACGGTCGGGCCTTCGGGCGTTATCAACATCCCCAGACCCGTACGGATCGAATACGCATTCACGCGGGACTCGACAAACTATGATCGCCCGTTGTCGATTGTCCCGTATGAGGTCTACTCACAACTTGCCATAAAGAGTCAGGGCAACAATTTTCCTTCCCTGCTTTACTACAGCCCGAATTTTCCGATTGGGACCATCACTCTTTGGGAACTCCCGTCGTCTGGATTGACGCTCCGCTTTGGGGCTTGGCAACCACTGACAGAGTTCGCAACGCTTGACGAGTCTGTGGCCCTGCCTCCGGGCTATGAGCTGGCGATTACCCTGTCCGTTGCGGAAATGCTCTCCCCGGAGTACGGCAAGGCAGTCTCCCCCGACCTGGCAAGGAATGCCCAAAAAGCACGGGCGACGATCCAACAAAACAACCTTCCTGATCCTCGTGTCGGGTGTGAGTTTGTCGGAGAAGGCCGAAACCGCTACATGCCTTGGCAGTTCTTCGCCGCTGGTGGGTACTGATGCCGCGCGTTCCGTTTCGTGGCTTTGTCGGGCCTGCCTATAGCGCTGCCTCGTGGAAGGCCAGCACACAGCGGGCTGTGAATCTTTATCCACAGGGCGATCCCGAGAAGGGTTTGGTCTACTACCCTACCCCCGGTCATACGCAGATCGGGACGCTCGGCAGTGGGCCGATTCTGGCGATGGAACCCACCCCATCGGGTCTTGTCGTCGTCGCTGCTGACTCGATCCATTTCGTCAGCGACATTCAAGCGGGCGCTTTTGTCTCGACGACGCAAGTCGGCTCGACCGGAAGCGGGTACGCTGTAATCGCTCAGGCTGGCGACCGGGTCATGATCGTCAACGGCAGTCAGGGATTCTGGTTTGATAGAACCGCAACATCACCGACCCTGAATACGATCACGGCAGAAGCATTCCCGGCGAATCCGCAATCGTGCTGTGCGGTCGATGGATATTTCATTGTCCACGGGCCGAATGATGATCGGTTCTTTTGGTCATCCCCGTTTGACCCGTCAACGTGGACCGCTCTCGACTTCGCGTCTGCCGAGAACCTGAACGACAAGCTACAGAGATCGATTGCTGTCGAACGTGAGCTTTATCTAATCGGTTCCATGTCTACGGAGATTTGGGCGACCACGGGGACTGAGGATGTTTTCGACCGAATCCAAGGAACCTATATCCCCTACGGGACGAATGCGCCTCAGTCTGCCGCCGTCATTGGTAGATCGCTCTTTTGGCTGGCTCAGGACTCGAACGGCGGTTCGGTCGTCATGCAGGCGCGCGGGCTTCAAGCGTCTAGGATCACAACGCACGCAATCGAGCAGGAGATTGCTGGATACACCACAACCTCAGACGCCTATGGCCTTGTCTACCAGCATGGCGGGCATGTCTTCTACTGCCTGACCTTCCCGACCGCAGGGAAGACGTGGGTCTATGACATTGCAACTCAGTTGTGGCACGAGCGGAGTTCTCGGATTCCCGATCCAACACAACCGGAGACTGCCCCAATCACCTATGTCGATAGTGCTTGGAGGGCAAGGTGCCATGCGTACTTCGCTGATCTAAACCTAATTGGCGATTCCCGCGTCCCCGCAATCTCCGTTCTTTCGCCCTCCGCTTACTCGGAAAGAGGCGTGGACATTGTCTGCAAGCGAGTTTCCCCGCACGTCATGCAAGACCATGAATACATGACATGCAGCGAGATTGAGTTTCTGTGTCAACCAGGAGTGGGTTTATCAAGCGGCGCTTCGCAAGTCACCGACCCTCAAGCAATGCTCAGGGTCAGCAAAGATGGAGGGAGAACTTGGGGGCCGCAGCGATCAGCAGGACTAGGAAAGCTTGGCGAATACAAGACTCTCATCAATTTTCACCGCTGCGGCCGCGCTAGAGACTTTGTATTTGAACTAACGATGTCCGCTAGTGTGTTCCGGCCGATTTCGGGCGCTTATCTTGACTTGACCCCATGACGCTACAGATTCCGCCAATCACGGTTCCCGTCTCTGGCGAGGGAGACGATAGAAACGCGCGGCCGATCAATTCGCTGTGGTATCGGTATTTGCAGGCGTTGCAGTTATCAATTCCAACTAACGGCGGGATATCAGATGCGCCTAGCGATGGATTGACATACGGGCGAAATAATGCGCGATGGGTACAGGTTGGCACATCCGCGGTCAATTTGGCGTATAGCTCGACAGCAACAAACGGCACGGTTACGAATAGCGCCGGCACTTCCGCAACCATCCCGCAATTTTCTTCTTCCTCTGCGGGACTTGTTCCGGCCCCGATTAGTGCCGGAACGGAACGATTTTTAAGAGAGGATGGGACGTGGCAGATTGGTGGAGTCAACCCTGCTGATGTCCAAGTGTTTACGTCTGACGGAACGTGGACAAAGCCGAATAACGTAACCGCAGTGCGTGTTATCTGTGTTGGCGGCGGCGGCGGGGGCGGTAGCGGTCCGGCAAACTCCGCAACGTCAACAAGTACAGGGGGCGCCGGCGGTGGTGGAGGCGCATACGTCGACTTAGTTTTTACTGCATCACAACTCGGCGCGACGGAATCTGTAGTCATTGGGCTAGGTGGCGCTGGTGGCCTCGGAGTTAACAACAATACAGGCTCAACGCTTGGCTTAAATGGCGCCGCTGGCGGCACAACATCTTTCGGGTCGCACGTACAAGCCTTTGGTGGCGGTGGCGGCGCCGGGGGAGCCGGGACCAGTACGCCGCGCGGCGGCGGTGGCGGGGGCGGACTCTACGGCGTAGGAGGCACCGGAAGCGGCGCTACCCCGGGCGCTGGCGGGCTTGGCGGAGGAAACGTCGGCGGCACTGGCGGATCGGTGCCATTAGATGGGGTAGGAATGTTTGGCGGCGGCGGGGGTCAAGGCAGCTTTGGCGACTCCGCAAATACTGGTCGGGCATATGGGCTGTATGGGCCGCAAGGCGGCGGCGCTGGCGGAACAGCAAAACCCGGCGCCTATACAGCCTCTTGTAACGGTGGCGCGGCCAGTATTTGGGCCTCACCGAATACTGTTGCCGGGGGATCGGCAACTGGCGCTTCTGGCACCTCTTTGAGCGGTATTGCCACGACACTTCGCGGAGCTGGTGGCGGAGGCGGCGCAGGCGTAGCGCCCGCAAGCAACTCCATCAATGGCGGCAATGGGGGCAATGGTCAAGTTCCAGGCGGCGGTGGCGGCGGTGGCGGTGGTGTTCGTCTAACGCTGGCGACTGACACCAACATTAGCGGCGCCGGAGGTAAAGGCGGCGACGGCGTGTGTGTCGTTATTTCTTTTTAGGGCGCTAAAGCGCCACCAGAAACACCGTAGTCCTTCCACCATCGCGCACGACTAGGAGTGCGCGCATGGGTTGGTCGGCAATTGCAAATATCGGCGGGTCAATTCTTGGTGGCCTCGGAGGCGCGCTAGGCGGCAGAAGTGCTGCGCGCCGTCAGCAACAGGCTGCAAACGAGGCTAACCGGCTTCTTGCTGGGGCTGACCAAGAAAACTACGCCGATCTTTCCCTGTATCGTGATTTAGGGACCGGGGCAACTCGCCAACTGGCGGAACGCCTCGGCTCCAATGGCGACCTCGCCCGTCGCTTCACGCTTGCGGACTATCAGGAAGACCCGGGCTATCAGTTCCGTCTAAATCAGGGTGAGCAGGCGATTAACCGCAACGCCCTCGCCCGTGGCCGGTTTAACTCCGGGTCGGTCCTGAAAGAGCTACAGGGCTACAACTCCAATCTTGCCTCTCAGGAATTCGGCAACGCCTTTAACCGCTGGCGCGCTGAGAGTGGAGATATCTACGGCCGTCTAGCCGATGCCTCGGGACGGGGCCAAAGGGCCGTAGAGAGCGGCAATGCCAGCCGTGCAAGCCTTCGCGGGCAGATGGCCCAAAACATCATCGGGGCGGGTAACGCACAGGCTGCGGGCCGTATCTCGGGCGCTAACGCTCTTATTGGCGGCCTAAACAACATCGCAGACTGGACTACGGGGCAAAACGCGCTACGCCAGATACGCACGCCCGGCTATTTCCCGGGGCCATAAATGGCAGTAGACACCTCGATCTACGGCCAAATCCGCCCGTTCCGCATGCGCGACCCGATAGAGGCGCGGGCTAATGCGCTTGCCGTCCAACAGGCCGAACAAAACAACGCCCTGAACGCGCTCAAGGCGCAATACCTTCAGGATGACCGCGCAAACGCCTTGGCCGATGAAGACGCCATGCGCGCGTACTACCAAGCGGGCGGCGGTACTCAGAACCTGAACGCCTTGAACGCTCGGCCTCGCTTGCGTGCTGCCGAGGAAAAGCGCTTGCTCGAAGTTGAAAAAGAGCGTGCCGGCCTTGGAAAGACGCAAGCCGAGACGCGCGGCATTCAACAGAAGTCGCAGATTGAGCAATTGACCCGCTCGGCGCAGATGCTGCGCTCGGCCAACGATCAAGCGAGCTGGTCGCAGCTTCGGCAGATCATCACCAATGAGGCCGGCCCAGAAGTCGCCGCTCAGTTCCCTGAACAATTTGACCCGCGAGTCCGTGACGCATTCCTAAGCGCAACGCTCAAGGAATCCGACCGCCTGCAAAACGAAACAACCCGCCTGCGCGACGCAATGACAGATGAACGGACGCGGGCCGAGGGTGCGGCGAATCGTGCTGTGCAAGTGCGCGGGCAGAACTTGGCGGACGCGCGTGCGCGAGAGATGGCGGACGCTCAGCGAGCGCAGTCCAAAGCGCCGCCCGGCTATCGGTTCACGCCAGAAGGCAACCTAGAGGCGATCCCCGGCGGGCCAGCAGACATTAAGGCCGGGGCAGAGGGAGCCAAAGCAGAACGGCGTCAAGCTGCAACAGCGGCAGCCGCGCAAAACGTGCTTGGCGCAGTTGATGAAGCCCAAAAGCTGGTTGGCATGACAACGACCGGTGTTCCGGGTCAAGTCCTTTCTAGGGTTGGTGGCACCCGTGCGCGCGATCTTCAATCGCAGCTTGAAACGATCAAAGGAAATCTCGGATTTGATCGCCTGCAAGAGATGCGCGACAACTCGCCCACAGGCGGCGCTTTAGGACAGGTGGCGGTGCAGGAATTGATGGCGCTGCAATCGACGGTCGCCAGTTTAGACCAGGCGCAAAGCGATGAACAGTTGCGCCGCAATCTTGACAAGATCAGGCGCCATTACACGCGCTGGCTTGATGTTGTGCAGCAGGCATCCAAGCCGCCTCGCCAAGAACAAAGACCGTCTAGTGGCGGGTGGACCGTGTTAGGGACGGAATGAGCACGCAGGTCTATCGCGTCCAAGGGCCTGACGGAAAAGTCTATCGACTGCAAGGGCCAGCCAATGCGTCAGCGGAGGAAATCGCCGCTGCCGCAGAACAAGCGCTCGGCAAGTTCTCCGCGCCGCGTGAGGAGCCACCGGTCAGCCCACAGTCGGAGAACATGGACCCGCGCGACTTTCAAGCGCAACGGCGTCCCGGTCCGGCAACGACATTGCGAGGCGCTCTTCGGGAAGTTTGGGATACAGGGCCGGCCGCTGGACTGTTGCGCGGAATGCGCGACCCTATTGACAAGGGCGCGCAGCTTCTGGTGCGCGGCGCAAACGCTGTTGGCTTGGCCCCTGACTCCGAAGTAAGCCGGGTAGATAGCGGGATTCAACAGGCCAACAATGAATATCTCTACCGCAGCGGCAGAAACGAGAGCGAACTGGATATCCCTCGACTTGGTGGCAACGTGGTGGCTACATCGGCGGTACTGCCTGCGCGCCTGTTGCGCGGAACGACAGCGCTGCAAAGGGCTGGCGGCGGGGCAGCAATTGGAGCGGCTGGCGGCGCATTGCAACCTGTTTTTTCTGGCGACTTTGCGGAAGAAACGGCAAAAGGCGCGGTCTTAGGCGCGGTCGCGGGCGGTGTGGGTGCGCCAGTTACTGAGGCGCTTGTCCGTGTTGCCGTCCCGGTCGTGAACACCGCTGCCGGATTAATCCGAAGGGCAGGCAATGCCATTCGCCCCCCGCAGGTAGACAACCTAATCTCGCAGGCGCTTGAACAACAGGGCATTGCTTGGCGCACCCTAAGTGACGATGCGAGGGCCGCGTTACGTGAAGACGTGACCTCCGCACTCCGCGCTGGCGGTGACGTTGACCCTGCGGCGATCCGGCGACTTTCGGACCTGCGTGCGGTAGGGGCAACGCCAACGCGCGGCGCCGTGTCACTTGACCCCGTTCAGATCACCAGAGAGCGGAACCTTGCGAAGGTCGGCGCGAATAGCGAAGACCCAAATCTACAGACGCTGGCTCAGGTAGAAAACGCGAACAACCGCGCTCTTATTGATCGCTTGAACACGCTTGGCGCCTCTCGCGGTGGAGACCCCTACCAAGCTGGCGAGCAAGTCATCGGGGCATTGCGCCGATTTGATGACGCCGCAAAGTCGCGCGTAACAAAGCTGTACGACGAGGCTAGGCAACTTGGTGGCGGCGATATCCCGCTTGATGGCGCTGCTTTCGTCAATCAAGCCAGCCGCGCCCTCGACGCGAACATGCGCGGCGCGTTCTTGCCTGCGGAGTTTCGCAATGTCCTTCAAGACATTGCATCCGGTAAGGTGCCCATGACGATCAGTACGCAGGAGCAACTTCGCACGATGCTCGCCACGGCACAGCGCGGTTCACGGGACGGCAATACAAGCGCAGCCCTCGGGATTGTGAGGGACGCCCTAGAAAACGCTCAGCCGATGCAAAGCGTTTCACGCGCGGTAGGCCCTGCGGTTCCTGGCGCTCGCGGCAACACCGCAACGCCGGATGAGGTCAATCGAGCCTTCACCGCTGCGCGTCAGGCGCATCGCGCTCGAATGAAGTTGCAGGAAGAAACGCCGGCTCTCGCCGCCGCGCTGGATAACGAAGCGCCGGATCAATTCGTTCGCAAGTTTGTTTTGAGTGACAGCGGAAAGGCGAATGCGCGCGATCTTGCGGCGCTATCGGCGGTTCTTCGCACAGATCAGCAGGCGTCTACAGCGGTTCGCTCAGAGGTACTGAATCACCTAAAACGGGTTGCGCTCAATCAAGCCACCGATGAAGTAGGGACGTTCTCTCAGTCGGCGTTTAACAGAGAGTTGAGTCGAATTGGCGAGCAGAAGCTTAGAGCGATTGGCTTTAGTGCGGACGATATTTCGCAGTTGCGTCAGGTCGGCCGCGCCGCTTCTTACTTGCAAATACAGCCCAAAGGATCGGCGGTCAACAACAGCAACACGGCTAGTGCCGTGATTGGAACGCTTGACAGTCTTTTGCAGCGATTGCCCTACGTCGGACAGATCGCCCGTCAACCGCTTAACAGCATGGTCAACAGCTCGACCGCGCGGAACGCACTACGGAGCACGCTTCCCGTCACTGGGGCTGACATTATCGACGAGCCCACCCGTAACGCTCTCCTTCGCCTGTCTGTCCCGTTCGGCGGTGCGCTTGGCATGGCGGGAGCGCAGTAGTTCAAGGATGACCATGAATACCGGGATCAAAACAATCGTCCAAAACTGCTGTTCGGACATAAGGGGTACTCCGTGGCTAACGTAGCGCCGCCTGGGCTGGCGACATTTACCTATCCGGCGTCTGTTTCGATCAGCGGAACGCCGACCGTTGTCCAGTTGCCCGCCGCTGGATACCGGCTCTTTACGTATGACGCCGGGACTTCGACACCCCGCACCACGTGGAGTGATTCCGGGGAAACGGTCCCGAACACGAATCCCATCATCCTTGACGCAAACGGTCAAGCGCAAATCTTCTATCGCGGGAATTATCGCCTTGAACTGAGGCAGCCTGTCGCCATTGGCGGGGGTGTTATCTGGACGGTGGACAATTTCAACGTTCCCGACCCCAATGCTGCCCTCTCTGGTGTCTTTGCCAACGGGTCAGCCTCTACCCCGTCAGTCAGATTTTCACAGGCCGCCTCTTCTGGCCTGTTCTCGCCTGCCGCGAACGTCGTGGCTCTATCCCAAAACGGGGTGGAGGTTCAGCGATGGACGGGAGGCAATGGAGGTTTTGGCGGGACGGTCCCTCTTGCGAAGTGGCACGTGTTCGGGACGGGCCGGTATGACGGCAACCTGACGATTTCGTCCGGTGGTCTGACCGTCACCGCTGGTGGCGCGACGGTTACTGCGGGCGGCCTGACGGTCTCCGCAGACGGGGCAACCATCACGGGCAATAGCTCGGTTGCTGGAAATCTTGCCGTATCAGCCGGCACGTTTACGAGCCGGGGCTTCGCGGATAACGCGACTGCTGCCGCTTGGAACATCACGACTGCGGGGTATCTGGCAAACAACGGTAACACGCAACCCGGTTTTGCCGCTCGGCGGATCACGTCTAGTCAGACGACGGCCGGGAACGTCGTCTTTAACGACACAGGGTTTACTGGCGGATTCAACGTCGGATCAATGTACGACACCGGAACGGGTATCGCAACGATCCCGACTGGCGGTGTGGGTCGGTGGATCGTCTTGGCATCCGTGGCAGTTGATAACACGTCGGGGGGCGCTGCTAACCCTGGCTTGGCTCTCCGTATTAACGGAGTAGATCAACTGCGCTGCACGTTCGCCTACTCCACGGGTACGGGCATGACCTACTGCTGGGTAGCGGTTCTCAGTCTTTCTAATAGCGATCAGGTTTCTGTTCGATACGACGCTGCCATTACTTCTGCCGTTCTTGTCGGGTCTCATTTTTCAATGTTCAAGGTTGGATAACATGCGCTCCTTTCGTACTTGGCTAGCTAATTTGCTCATCAGCTTCGCATCTTTCATCCGCCCTGATGAACTGCCGGTGAAAGACAAAGTCGGTCTAGGCGGCCCCGGTGCGGCGGATCGCTAACCTTGTTCCTGTCGTTGCTGTGGCTATCGCAGTCATCGCAGCGGCAGAACTCCCGGCCGTCGTTGGCGCTCATTGGCCGGAGCCGGAATCATGGCGCGTTGCCCGGTGGGTTAAGTACATCACTGACGGCGCAGCTCACGCCATCTTGCTGGCTGTTGTTCTGTACTACGCACAGAGAGTGACGCGCGGCTTGCCTTTGATTGCGCTCGGCAGTATCTCGGTCTACGGAATGCTTCACGGGACTATGCAAGCGGTCTGTGGATACGCCGCATATTTCACAAATCGGCCCGCTGTCGCTGGTGCTGGCGGTCTGTGTGAGCGTGCCGGTGGATGGGAGCCTATCGCCCTATTGGTTGCGGTCCTGATTGGGTTCTGTCTTGTCTTTAGGTGCCGCCGTGGCCGTGAATGAATCCGCCGCATGGCATGCAGCCGCAGCAGCATCTATTGCCGCTTCGACGGTTCAATCACATTGGTTGCTTCTTGGCGTACCTCCGGCCGTTTGGTTTGCGTGTGTCGCCGGGGCGATTTGGGGCGCTACGTGGTTTGAACAGACACGGCCCGTAGCAAAGCCTTGGGCCATCGTCGCAAACATCGGCGCCGGTCTTGTGCTGTCCGCTGGAATTGATGAACTGGCGAACATGGGGACGTGGGCGCATGCGATGACTGGCTTTGTCGCTAGTGCGTGGCCCGTGGTGATCGCTCAGGCTGTTAGAGATTCGATTGTAGGAGCCTTGCAGAGGCTAATCGGCCGCGATGGTGGCAACCCATGACCCTAGAGGAGGCCTTGTGCATCGTTGTTTTGGTGTGGGCTGTGCTCCGCGCAGGTTACATGCGTCCTTGCTCTCCCCTCTTAGACAAGATCGCAATTTCTGTACTCGGTGGATCAGCGGCAGCTTACTTCGTTGAACTGCATGCCTACGGAAGTCCAGACATTGCACCTAAGCTTTTCTTGGCTGGTGTCGTCTTATGGGTGCTCCCGCCGACTCTCCGTCACTGGCTGCGCGACTCGCGCGTGCTAAGGGTGGTGCGTTTCGTGATCGGACAAAAATGACACCGGATCAACTGAGACAAGCGTTGCCATCTATATGACGGGATGGGTGATCTTTTGGCAAATAGGACTCACGGGAGCGGCGGGGCTTCAATCGTTGAGTGCTTGCCTTAACTGCCTGTTCGGCGGGAATGCCCGCGTAGATGCGCTGAAGGACGGTGCTGTATCGCGCGCCGAAAGCGTCGCTAGCGGCTTTGATGCTTGGGTAATTCGTTCCGTCGATGGTGATCGGAATAATGTCCCGCCTGTGCTCCGCGCCCTGCTGCCTGGCCGTAACCCAACGGCAGTTAGCCGGTTCGTAATCGCCATCTGGGTCGATGCGATCAATCTGATGGTCCAGGCTTGGGCGCGGACCCATGTCTTCCAAAAACGCCGAAAACGAGCTATTCCAGCGATCACATACCTTAATGCCGCGACCGCCCCAATTAGGGAAGTCCTTGTACTTCGTGTCGTAACAGCGGCGCTTGATTCCAATCCATGTCGCGTACTCGGGCGACTTGCCGCTTCCGCGCTTGTGCCCGTGCTTCGTGATTTTGGCGATGCGCTTTTTCGTGTAAGTCGGGTTAGAACCCATGTGGCTTGCCCATTCCTTGCCGAGGCAGCCGCACGACCGCGTGTTTCCACATCGAAGGTTTCCGCTAGATACAAGTTTCTCGATGCCGCAATCGCACCGGCAAACCCATCGCGCGTGCTCGCCGCGTTTGCCCATTGGGCCGCGCCGCAGAACCGTCAGTCGTCCAAACTGCTGCCCAGTCAGATCAATCAAAAGCACGTTATTTCCTGTGGAAACCAAATAACTATTATCCCATGACACCGCGCTGTGAACAACGATTGATTGGCGTGAATCCTCGGCTAGTCGCTGTGATCCGCCGCGCGGCCGAAATGTCCGCGCTGGACTTTATCGTTACTGAAGGTATGCGCACGCGCGAGCGGCAAGCGCAGCTTGTCAAAGCGGGTGCATCGCGCACCATGAACAGCAAGCATCTAACTGGCCGCGCTGTAGATGTAGCGGTTGTGGTTGATGGCGAAGTGCGTTGGGATTGGCCGCTTTACGAGCGACTAGCAGAAGTTGTGAAGCAGGCAGCCGAAGAACTTGATACCCCAATAATTTGGGGCGGTGACTGGCCGCGCTTTAGGGATGGTCCGCACTACGAATTAGCTGACTTGGTGGCCGCGTGATCCCCATTCGCGCCGCTGTTGTTCTCGGCGTGGCCCTGTTGGTCCTCAGTGCGGCCTTTGGTGTCGGCTGGTGGGCGAACGGAGCGCGATGGGAAGTCAAGTACGCGAAAGCAGAATCAGCTTGGGCGCATGAAAGAGAAGCCCAAGCCGAAGCGGCTCGATTCGCGTTAGAAGTTTGGACGAAACAAAAATCGCAGGCAGAGGCCAACTATGCAAAGGACATTCAAGCTCGGGACGCTCGAATTGCTGATCTTGCTCGCACTGCTGCCGGGCTGCGCGACGCCGCAGAAAGACGTGCCGGTGGTGGCCCCGATGATTCCCTCGCCACCTGCCGTGCCGATGCCGCCGCCCTCCGGGACGTACTCAGAGAAGCTGATCAAGAAGCGGGACGATTGGCAGAGGCGGCTGATAGACACGCCTCAGAAGTAGCGGTTCTCCTAAACGCTTGGCCACGGTGAAACCTTGGCAAAACTTGTCACGCCAGACAGTGCGCTTGATTGGTTCACGTTCAAGCAGATCGCGGAAGCTGCTGCCATAGAACTCATCGACGCCTGCCCGGAGGACCCAAAAAGCAGGCGCATTGATCTCTACCGCGAAGTTGTCCTGGGCGGCAAGACAGTCTTTGTACGCATCAAGGTGACAATCGCCCACATCATCGATCCCTCTAAGGCCCTGAAATGAACGCACTATAGCTCTTGCTATCACATTCTATTGATTTCTAAGCATGTATATCGCCACTTGCATAGAAATCTGACTAGTCCTTAAAAAGTGCCCACACTTTCCAGCGAATCGTCTCCCACCATCTGCGATGCCACGGTTGCGCTGAGTCAATCCATGCCACTACGTTCCCTTTTTTGTCAACAATCACTCCTCGATCTGCCCGAAAGTGCACGTAGACACTGGGCTGCATCTTGGACGGCTGCCATTTCTTGTCGGCTTGCATCAATAATTCCCCTTCCCGCACCTTTCGCACTCGTACAGATTCCGCCCCTCTAGACTCACCAAGACAAAGCGCCAGCGGTGGCCTAGAAGGCGGCAGGCGAGTTTATCGAGAAGGCGCATAACCCGATAATTTCACTCTAAACGCTTGGCGATTTCTTTTGCCGATTCTCGGTAGTACGTCATCAGTTCTGATCGGCCGCCCCATTGGGATAAATCACGTTAGGCCACCAAATATGCGCTGTCGCCTAGCACATGCACACTTTCGCTGCCGTCGTACTCTCTCACCTCAAATGCCTCGCCCTTTTTGATCCACTCCACTTTTAAAGTGTCGGCGCCTCCTGTGTAGACGTCGGGGAACATCGCTTGCGCTGCGACAACCGCTCCAGCAATGTCGCCGGCCAGAACAGGGCCGACGATGCGCGCGTCCATGCACAGCGCCTCTTTCTGGTCGTCGTTGGCCCATGTGCTCCACCCGGCACCAAAGCCCGGCGAGTACAACACCGCGACTTTGCCGTCTCTCTCAATCTTTTCCATCGTTTCCTCGCTTCGGCCACAGCCTGGCCTAACGTAGAGTTAGGTGTAAGACCAACCGCCGTCAGGGCGAGTCACGCGGTTCGCAGGCCAGCGGGGAAGTCTGCCGACGTAACGGGGTTCGGGGAGTTTGTGCCGGATCATGTCCACATACTTGGGCGTGACTTGGAGATATTCGGCCACGTCTTCCCGACTCCAGAGGGCGCGAGGATCAAGGAGTATCGTCTTTCACCACTTCCGTCCATACACTCAGATGAAACACGCGGCCATCATCGGCCGTGCAATGCGAATACATCCCGTCCAGATTGTCCAGCGTTAGACGTAGCGGGTGCAAATTGCCGCCAGGAACGTGCAACCTGAATTTTTGGCCGCGCTCAAGTTGACTAAGTTTCATTTGTCTGCCGCCTTTCGGAGTTCTGCCGCCGGCCCGCCAAACGGGTCGTCGTAGTCGAGCGTATTCAGCCCGTCCAGCCAATCCGCCGCTGCTCGCAGTAGCTCATTGTCTCGGGCTTGCATGTCTTCTGGCGTGTACGTGTTCCACTGCGGACCGTCTTTGGGCTTTGGCAACGGCGGCTTTACGAAGTCGATCATTCTGTTGCCTTTCGAAGTTCTGCCGCGAGTTGATTAGGTGCAGCTACCCAATGATTGTCCAGCCAATCCGCTACCGCCCGCAGTAGCTCATTGTCTCGGGCTTGCATGTCTTCTTTTGTGTACGGGCCGTATCGCTGATCCCAAAGACCGTTTGCATCTACAAAGTCGTCTGCGGGCAACGGTGGCTTTACGAAGTCAGTCACTTTTTCGCCTCTTCAAAAATGCGATCGATGGCCTCTCTAAGAGCCGGCCATTCATCGGGGTTGATTCCGATCTTCATGTTTCCGTTGCGCCCGCATTGCTCAACTTCAACAAAGCATCCGGCTCCTTCGTCCTCAAGCCGCACGGTTGTTGCGCGCTCGCTATAAATATGCTCGTTTTCCGGTAGCACGATTAGGCTTCCGATCATGGTTTTCATGTTTGGCCCTTTGTGCGCGCTGCTTCAAGCTCGGCCTCTGCGCGTTCGGCGCGCTTGCGCCAATAGTCGTCGTCACGGTCTTGCCATGTTGTGTTGAGGAGATCGACCGTCAGCTGCGCAATCTGCTTGCGCGCTGCTTCAAGCTCGGTCTCGGCCGCCTTCCACCGGAGCAAATTCTCGTCGTGGCGGCGGCGTTCGTCGGCAAGTTCGGCTCGCAGCGCCGGCACACAACTGCAATGCACGCGGTCATCGCGTGGGTTGCATTTTTCGTTGACTGTCTCGCGGTAGCTTTCTTTGATGTCTGCAAGCTCAGTTTCGGCGCGTTCGGCGCGGTCCATCTGCTTGCTAATTTCGACTGCGTTGCCAAGCGCAGCGGATTCCAATTGCTCGATCCGCTTGCGCGCTGCTTCGACTTCTCTTTCAAGGGTCTGATAGCCGCCGCTGCATTCACCAAGCTGGCGTTGCAGGGCTTCAAGCTCGTCGGCGGCTTCATTGCCGATAGAAAGATCGTCGTGCTTGTAGGCCGATAGTTCGCGCAGTCGCTCAATCAGGTCATCCATTGATGCCTCCCATTTGCAGCGGCAGCGCGGACAATTGCGCGCGCCTCGTTTTCCTTGTTGCCGGGAGACCACGCGCCAAGCACAACATAGTCACGGCCGCACACAATTCCCTGAAAGAAGTCGATTTGAAGACCACAGGACCGCGCAAGACGATAACGGTCGCCGTCGTCTGCAAGGGGGTTCCATTTATGCCCATCAAGATCGATTGCCAGCCCCGCCGCCTTGGCCGCAGCCTCAAGCAGTTTGCGGTCATCCATTGTCTTCTCCCTCCGATTGGGGGGCGATAGCGGCGTCTTGTTTCTCTGCTTGTCTGATGTAGCGCAGAACTGTTTCGTGGCGCGTCTCGTTTGGATGCTTGTTACAGACAGCAAACAGCAGTTCCCGATACCGATCTGATTCCTCCCGAAAGTAGGCAAGCGTGGCCCGATTAGCCGCTGTAGATCGAGGGGCTGCCTTCTCTACATACTTCTGAAAGGCGGCAAGTTCGGCCTCCACACGTTCGGCGCGGCGAAGATGCGCCAGAACGCTAGATTGCAGTTCTTCTATCAGCTTGCGCGCGGCTGCAAGCTCGTCGGCGGCTTCTCGCATCACGGCTGCGGGGCACGCCTTGCATCTTCCTTCGCAGCCGGAAACGCACGCCGTTTGCGCAGTGTCCTGCAGCCGCTCAATCAGGTCATCCATTGCTATCTCCCTTCAAGTAGGCGTCGATCTGCGCTAACAAGTCCTTGTGCTTGTCCCACATCAAAACCTCTCTCACGTGGGGTATTCGCGCGACTTGTTGCAGCAGCGCCTCGGCTTCTGCACGAGCGGCGGCGTGGCCGGCTTGCCATCCGTCCCACTGCATAGCGCAGTCTTTGCTGCCTAGCGGGTTGCGCTCGTAGTCAAACGCATGCGTGACGTACCACGCCTCGAACTGTTCTCGCAGGCTCATTTGATCTTCTCCGCTTCGGCGCGCAGTATGGTGGCGCAGTCACTCGGTCCTTGCAGGTAACGAAAGCCGTTTGGCTCTGGCTTTGCCTCGTTCATCATGGCAACTTGCTCACACTGTTCCGCCGCCCACAGAAGCGCGGCTTTGTGCTCGGTCTGAGCAATTTGGTGGACCCACTTTGCGATTACGATTAGTTGCTCAGTGGATAAGCCCATTGCGGGTAGTGGTGGTAGAGGCATCATGTGTTTTCTTTCACTAGCGCATCATGCTAGGGCAGCGGCGCATCCACAACGCGAATCGCCGTACCGGAGAAAAGCGGCACGTTTGGAACAATGTGCGCCGCCGAAATGCGGTAGCCGGCTTGCTGCAAACGGCGCAGGTATTCCGTCGCTGCATTTTCTGCGTCCACTGCGTTGCCCATGAACAGCACTGCAAAATTACCGCTACTGTCGGCGCCCATCGTCATGCCGTGCACGCCGGATCGTCCGTTGCTGGTGTAGGTGAGCACCGCACCTAACCCATCGCCGCTACCCCACGCCGCTGGCTCCGCTGCCACTGCCGGGGCGGCGGCGATGGCCGTCCACGCGTGCCAGTGCTTCGATTGGTTGTTCGGCTCAAACGGGTTATAAAGGTAATCTAGTAGCCGCTTAATTTCAGAGCGCGGCACGGTTATTAAGTCAGGCATCGTTTGCTCTCTAAATCTAGTTAGGCCCCGCCCACACTGCGGCGGATAAAATGCTCGGCCACGGCAACAGCTAGGCACGCTGTCGTCTGGAACCAAGTACGCTCCATGGCAGCGGACCAGTTCATGTCTCCGATCCCTTGCCAAACGAAGTTCGCTACGCCAAGGCCAAGCGCCACCAGCAGAGCAGTTGCAAACGTCATCATTTCCTCACTTCGCCACCAGCGTGGCCTAACCCTGCGTTCCAGCGGACGTGCCGCCAGCAGGGTGGTTACTCGAATGTCCAGCGGGCACGCCGCTGAACTCCACGTTAGGCCGCAGGAAAGTCCCGCCGCGCCTGCGCCAGCGTGATTTCTCGTTCCTCGTCGTTGTAGACAAGGCATCTGTCTGCGGGCTCCCATCCAGCCAATACTTCGGCCCCGGTGCTGACTTCGACGGTCGGGTCTTCCCACCGCGCAATCTCGTCGGCTTGCGCCTTGGCGCCGGCATCGTCTTCGGCCAGCACGTAGGCTTCGCGCATCACGCGCACCACGTACAGGCGCAGCGGCCTAACCCCTCGCTCAACTGGACCAACGCTCATGTCTTCTCCTTCACTAGCGCATCCAGCGCGGCGCAAAAGGCGGTGCGGGCTTTTTCTGCTTCCTTCTTGGCGTGTTCTGTCCAGTTGGCCCGCCATTCGAAGGGTTGGTCAACTTCGCACTCGGTCTGTACCCACGCTTTTGCCAGCCGCTTGATGTGCTCGATCTGCTCAGGTGTCGGGAGTGCGGGCTTGGCAACAAGATCGACAACCTTGATGCCGGATGCTTGTGCCTTCTTGATGCGCGCAATGTATTCGGCGTCAGCTACCACATACGCAAGCCTCTCGTCTTGGTAGACCGCCCATGCCACGGTATCGTCGTGCGTAAGGAGTGCGGGCCGTGCCTCTGCTGACGTGAGAAACGCATTGACGTGCTTCGACATGTCAGCCACGTCGAACACGCCAAACTCTGGCATTGCCGCAGACAAGTAGCCTGCAAATTGCAGTAGTAGCTCTTGCCGGTTCACATTTTCTTTGGCCAGCTGTGCCTCTGCTGCTGCGATGGCTGCGCGGGCTTCTCGCCGCTCCACGTCGATGCTGGACGGGTCTATCTCGCCGGCCTGCACTTGACGCGCCGCTTCCTCTAACTTTTTCAAGCTGCGCAGCAGCAGTCGATTCGCCGGTTCCGCTGCTGGGGCGGGGTGCGTGTGAAAGGCGATGGCGGTACGAGCACGCTCTACTACGTAGTCGTCGGCAAGAGCGTTGTCTGCCCCACCTTGGTAGTCCAGAATTTCAGACAGTGAATCCAGTAGTTGTCGATTCACCGGCTCCGCTGCCACTGCCGGGGCGGCGAGATACCGGCGCCACCAAAACAATCCTTTTTCTGATGGATGGCGGTAACCAAACCACACACCTTCCAGCGGCGCCTCTCCGCGCAGAAACTCAACGAGTTCGCGCGGCACGGTTACATACTCGGTCATGTCTTGCCCTTCGCAATCTCGTGCATCAACAACAGTGCGATTACGCGACCCTTGCGGCCGAGGGGTGCAAGCCACCTTGAGTATGGATATGTTCTGTCAGGCGGTGTGAATAACTCAGTAAACGCGTCCGTATCTCTGTCGAAGAACAAATGCCAGCGGCCGGCAGCTTGGTTGATGGCGTGACACGCGCTGTCGCAATTAGGTGCGTGTGAATCGACAAGTTTGGCGGCGCGTAGGTATACGGTCATTGCTCCTCCTTTAGCTTATCGAGGCTGCACATCCAAATATCGCATCGAGGGCACAGTTCGCCGTTGTAGTCGCTCGGTAGCCTTTCCATCGTGCGCGACCGGAAAATGTACGTGAACTCTCCGCAGTCGCATGGCATATGCCCTTGCTGAAAGGCTTCGGGCGTGACTTTTTTGATTACGCTCATTGCTCATCCTCTAGAACGGAATATCGTCGCTCATATCGGCAATACCTTTGGGTTCAGTGCGTTGGACGGTGGGTTTAATTGCGGGCTTTGGGCGATTCTCTTTAGGCTTTGCAGACAAACTGATGAACTCACCCCGCTTCCCTTGCTTGTCCCATCCTGCGATTTCGTAAACCCGGCCGTCGATCATCAGATCGCCGCGCCATGCGGGAGCACGATCATTCCCGCGTTTGTCGTTCGGGAAGAGGGATCCGCTGCCGTCCTTTAGGGTGTATGTCATTAGCCGACCTTTCCTAGTGCTCTGTTATTACTGCTCAACGTGCGCCATGCCTCCAAGCGTGCCTCTGCCGCCTTGTAAAGCAGCCTGTAACGCTCATCCTCATAGACGGCGGCGCGTAGTCCATCTAGGTGTGTTTGGTACTCTGGCGAGGCTAATGCGTCCCGTTCCTGCGCGCCTAGCGAGTCCTGCCCGGATGCCTTCATCATCTGGGCCTTGAGGGGCTTTAGGCTCTCTTCAATTAGCAATCGATCCGCCCTTGCTTTGGCTGCCTTGTCTGTATTGGCGACCATCCAATCTAGAGCGCGCTGGATATCGTCGTCACCGATCATTCCGCCGCCTTCGGCTCACGCGCCTTAATTGCCTCTTGCGCTTTCTTGATCCGAGACCTCACCTTGGATTGACCGGCTAGCGCATTCCAGACGGCTAGACGTTCGTCTTGGGTCAGCGGCTCTATTTGCTGGTAGTACGACCAGTCCCAATCAGCCTCAGGCGAAGAACTAACGCCCGCGTCAACTTCTTCTTGCCACAAGTCCACAAGGAACGACACAACTTTCGCCACCTTCACTGGATCGGCGTCTAGGTTCTTGGCGCTTTCCTTGACCGGGCTAATGACACCGGCTTTAGGCGCGCTGGCAGCAGCCGCATGGCCGTCGTCGTCATCGGCAGGCACTCCGAAAGCCGTTTGCAGGCTGTACCGTCGCGCATAGGTGATAGCCGATCCGTACCCCTGCGCGTCTTGCTTCGATGCAGGGACAAAGAGCAGGCCAGTTTCTAGCCTCTCTCCCGATTCGTGGACGATGATCGTTTCGACTGCGACCCCGTTTTCTGCCGAGCCGAATCGCTGGAAAAACCCAAGCCCATGTTTGGCTGCGATAGGCTTGATCGCTGAAACGACAGAGGACAGGTCCGCATACTTTTTGTTGTAGTGCGGGTTCGTGCTGTCTTTGATCGCTGCCCCGATTTCACTTTGCGCTTTAACCAGCGCGCTACAAAGTTCTTTCATCGCTTGCCCTCTAGGTAGTCTTGCGCGTCAATCTCTTCGCGGTCTTTGTCTGAAAACGGGGCGAACTCTTCAAGCTCAAGTTTCTGCCGCGCTTTCTTGAGCGTTACCCTGATATCTGTTTCAGCGGCCGGCCTGTACTGCCCAGGCTTCGGGCCGAACGGATGGATTCCACGGATCATTCAAAGCACTCCATAACTAACGTATTAAACTCGTCCCTCGCCGCCGACTTTGCCGCCGACCACGCCGCCGACTCCGCCGCCGACCACGTCGCCGACCTCGCTGCCAACCACGCTGCCGAC